CAGGTAGGCAGTATTTTTTTCATGGATTTTATACTGGCCTTCTGAGGCATCAATGCACCGATCCCACAAAGGCAGGTTCTTTTCATAAGCCGGATGTGGCGTTGATACGCCGGTATAGTTTTTGGTGATCATATGCCTGCAATCCTCGCCTGTGATATTGGGCGAACCAGTGGGAATCTCCTGTGCAGGAAATAACCCATTGAATCTGTGTAGTCATCAATGGATGGGTGATCGTTGTATTTCTCCGGTTCACCCTTCGCATCGTAGCCTTGCGACTCAAGCGCATCTGTCAGCATTGGGCATCTGTCAGTGTTAATACTGATGCGATCATGTGCAAACAAAGCGTTGACTGCGTTAATTCTATCACGAATTGCCGGATTTGCATTAGGAGCGTCCACACGGTAGCCAGCCTGCTCGATTATCTGAATATCAGACTGGCTTGCATTGGTTCTGCCAGCCCTGCCTGATGCGTCTGGGTAGACAGTTATCATCCTGCCGCCTTGCCTGTAGCGATCAAGCCTGTTGCAGATGTCGCGGGTATCGTGCGCCACAAACTCATCAACTGCTACGGGTTTATTGTTCTCAATCAGCCAAAGGTTAGCAGCGCAGCCGCCAATGTTAAAATCCAGTCCGACATAGATTGCTCTGTCATCTGCTGTCAAAACTCTTGTTGTGTGATGCTTTTGCCGGTCAAAGAAGTGATAGACCTTGTTCTGGCTTAGACTGACAAAATCGCCGTTAAGGTACATCTCTGCGAGCAGCGGATCGTAGTTTTTGCGAATATCCTCAATGTACTTTTCTGGTAAGTAAATATTTGATGATGTTGCTGCTTTGATTAGATGGTAGCCCTCTTGTGCTTTTTTGACCCACTTCTGGTAAGTGAAGCCGCTGAAGCCCTGATCTGGTGTAGTTACGTTGCCCATCGTGTTCTGTTGGCCGCAGTTCTGCCGGTTGCGCTCTGCTGCCTTGCGCCAGACTTCTTCAGCCTTGTCCTTTGGCAGTGTGTCAAGCTCGTCCACGATGCTGTGTGCAACTTCATAAGCCACGATCCTGCTTGGCTTGTCATAGCTGCGGAAGATCATCTTGCCGTAGCCTTTGATCTTTATCGTGTAACTGGAATTGTTGATTGTGTGCTTAAGGCCAAGCTCTGAAATAATTTTTTGTGCGCCTGGCATTGCTCTCAGTTTCAGGAGGTCGTAGGTCGGCATGTAGTAGGCTGTGTCGATGCCTGGGGTTTGCAGCATCTTAAGCAGGTTTCTGACTATGCCAGCTTGTGTTTTTCCTGCGCCAAGTCCGGCCACCATAGCTGGATAAGGCTGTTCGCAGAAAACAAACTCTTCCTGAGGTTCAGACAGGCTTAGTCGCACGGACTATCTCAATTGATTTGCTTAAAATCTCGTCATTGCCGACATCTGGGTTTGTTCTAAACTCGTCTGGCATTCTGTTCTTGAGCCAAAAAATGCAAGCGGTTGTGTCTGGCGGGTAATGTTTGACAGTCTGGGTTATAACAATTTCACCGTTTATGATGCGGATATCATCTTCGGTGTGTGTGTAGCCCATTGCTCTGTGTACTAGTGATTGCTTGACCCTTTCGTCCACCTGAGATTTGCCAATCTTTAGGGACTCAAAAAACTCAGGGTTTGCCACTTTCCAGTTATTGATTGTTTGCTCTGTTACGCCAAGAGCCTGTGCAATGTCTTTGTCTATTGCGCCAAGTTCGCACATTTTTTTGGCAATAGCGCAATATTTAGGATTGTATTCAGAAGGTCTGCTCACCTTTTAGCCCCCAGCCATAAGGTCATGCCCCCACAGGGAGCGATACAACTTATCTTATCACAGTTACTTCTTTTTGCGTCTAGCCTTCTCGGCAGCACTTATTGCTATGGCAACAGCCTGCTTTTGAGACTTGCCAGCCTTAAGCTCTGTCTTGATGTTGGATTCTATTGTCTTTTTACCGTAACCAGTTTTCAGCGGCATGTTGTCACCATTTAACTTTGTTTGACCAGTACGCGCCCGACAGTTTGCCTTTGGCTATGTTTGCAGCATGTCGAGCCTTAAACGCTGCCCTTCTGGCTGCATCTGCCTTGCTTTCACCTTCACGCTTCGGTGAGCCGCTAACACCCTGCTGCCCAAAACGGATCGTCTTGATCTGGTCACCTTCTTTCGCCACTACAACATGAGATTTGGTCGGGTGATTCGGTGTTCTCTTGGGCTTGTTAAAGCCTTCTACTCCTGCTCGCTCAATACGCGGGTCTTTTGCCATAACCCTTACCGCCTTTTTTCTTACCCTTCTTCATCGGCATGATTATTACCTTGCTAGAGTTTAAAAAAAGCCTCGGCATGTTCACGAGGCTAATAGGGGCTGGCACACATTCAGCCCACCAGTCGGATTAAGCTGGCCTTAATAGTCTACATCACTCTCGTATGTTTCGGTAGTCATCAACATCATTGCCTGCTCTGGCGTAAAGCCTGCGTCAACATGCGCTTGATAAAATATGTGGTTAAGTTTTGCACACAGCTTGCTTGCCTTGCGGTAATCGTCAATCTGTTTATCGTCTGCTGTTTTAAACTCCAGAACTGTTGTCATCTTGCTTCCTAAAGTTTGGCATCTGGTTCAACAATGTTTCTGGGGATAGAGTACTGGTAAGTTGAGTGCAAGCCGCCCTCACGCTTAAAAGTCAGCATTTCCATCACTCGCTCTGATCCATATCCTTTTGACGAATGCCAGCCATCAGGTGGCGCAAGTGTACCAAACGTCCTCATGATGCAGCCTGCCATTTCTTTTGTGGTCTGGTGGTGTATGTGACCCAATGCCCAGAGCCTATGCGTTGTCTCGCCCCATGCTTTTGGCAAGTCTCTTGCAAGTATGCCTGGCAAATCATTTGTCTTGACCTTGTCGCCGTGATGCACTGCAATCAGCCATTTGCCAAACTGTAGATAATGAAAGTATCCCTTTGTCGGCATGATGTTCACGCGAGGCTCATTCTCAAAGTAAAACGATAACAGCACTTGAATGGCAATCGCGCTGCTGTCGTTGTGATTACCTCTGGCTACGATTACGACCACTTTCGGGAACTTCTCTAGCATACGGATGACCGTGTACTTCATGACCTCTGCCAGCCGGTAGAAGGTGTTGTGGTATCTGGTATCTACATCAAGCGCAGTGCCATTAAAAGTTGCGTTGTGCGCTGAGTCAGCATGAAGCGCATCGCCAACATCCACGAACATCCCCGTTTCTGCCGCTGGAGCCTTGTTTATCAGATAATCGACTGCATCCCTGATCTGACTGGTTGCCAAGTTGGTATCAAAATCAGCCTGGCGAGTCTCTGGTGCATGACTGTATTGTCCCACATGAGCATCACCCATAAAGATTGCAGAGAGCAGGTCAGGATCGTTGCAAAGCACTGGTTGCGGCTCTTGCGGCACGAATTGGGTCATCTCTGCCGTGAGTGCTTCAGCGTAGTCTTTCAGCTTATCCCTGATTGCTGCCTCTTTCTCAGGCATAGACTTGACCCATTGCAGCCTGATCTGTCCATCTTCCCCATACAGAGTTGATGCGCCAGCCAGTAACTGTGAGTCACCAACTGGCCTGGTCAGGTCTCTTTCAGGCTCGTAGCCCTTTGCTGCTGCCCTTTTTTTGCAAGCCCTAACCGTCTCTCTAATCCGAGCAACGCTCGTTCCGGCAGCGATGGCTGCTTGTGTCAATGATCCTGTGTCTATAACAGCCTGTAGATGCTCAATCTGCCTTGTTGTTGATACAAACTCTTTTAAGCGCGGGTCAATGTCGATAGGTGCAGGCATAATTTAGACCTCAAAAAGGTTTTGCATATTTTACAGCCATTTACATGACAATGATATGCAACGGGCTTTTGATACAAATAGGCTATTAATTTAATCGGTATTGATATAAACGATTGTGCAATATTATATTGCACTGCAATACGGTTGTGGTAAAGTAACTACATCGGCAGCACTATTGATTGCCACTAACAGAGGGTAGAACAAATGTACAACTCAGTGACAAGCCTAAGGATCGCGCAGACTCTAAAAGGCTACACAGTTTTGGTTACATACAAAGACGGCAGAACTGGCAGCTTTGGTAGCCGCACAATGACAATAACAGGCGCAAAAAACATGCTTGCACAGCACGCAAAGCGACACGGATTAAAAGTATCAGGCGAACAAGCAGCATAAACCAACCACGGCCACGGACGGCCATCAACTCAGAGGATAAGCAAAATGAAAGCAACAATTAGCCGTCTCAACTGTTTCCTGATCAACCGACTGCCGCAATATCGAATTGTCAAAGGCCACGGGTACTTTTACTTTGTCTGTGCTGATGACGCGCCTAGCGATACACCAGAACCGCCAGAATCAATTTGTGTGTATTCTCTAGATCAGATGAATTTTAAGAACTGGATTGCTGCAATTAGCAGCAGTGTCGAACGGTGGGAAAGAAACCAAGGAGAATGGTCATGACAGACCGACAGACACCAGCACATGTAGCGCAGCGCAAGCAAATCGCGGTAATGAACCTTGACCAGTGCATGATCGAATATTCCCAGAAAGGGCTGAACCCGCAGTACATAGCAATGTTAGAAGAACGGCTTGATGATCTGCAAAAACAGTTTACAGCAAGCCGCTTAGGAAACACTTGGCAGCATTGCGATTTAAACTAACCAACGGCCAAGGACGGCCACACACTGAGGATAAACCATGAACGATAAAGCAATAACCGCCACCAGCTTAAGAATGCCTGATGGCCTGCTTAGATTGGTCACAAAG